TTCTTCATGTTCTATTTGGACTTGTATCATACTTTTCCCCCGTGTTTCTCGTCATAATCTTATCGTATCAACTTCTCCAATACTGTCTGGGCGTCCGCTTTTTCGCGTTCGAGCAGGAAATACGTGAGGGAAATTCGTTGGAACATACGATGTTGAAATTGTCAGAAATTGCGATTGGGTACATTTTGGCTCCCATCTTTCTCATTACGTGGAACACGGCATCAGACACAGCTTGATGTCGCCCAGATTTGCAACAACATATCGAATGAGCATGAACCAATCGTTCTTCATCTGGATCTCGAGATTGTTGCACAGGTTCGTACACTTCGTGAAGAGTACGAGATGGGGCAACGAGAAGTTGCCAGTCACAATCTCGGCACTATCCTTCTTCTTAATTGAAAACTCGTTCTCCGAGTCGCCCATGACGGTCGTTCGGGAAGCGAAGTGGCCCTTGCATCCGAACGTCAGAGATGACGCCACATTCTTGATCTCAACCGTCTTGGCACCCAGCAGAGTCATATCGCGACAGATCTTCTGGAAATCCAGCGACGGCATCGTGAAATGCGCCGAGAATTCGGTCTCGGGAAGCTGGATATCCGGCTCGTCGCGGTCCAGTAGATTGAGCTTGTACCGCGTGACCTGCTTCTTCTCTCCATCTTCAAGAAGAATACCGAGCGTATTGGGATCTGACTGGTCAACGTAGAACGTCACGGTATCGTCATTGGTGGCAGTACGAAGAATGCGGTACAGATGGTCAGTGTTAATACCAATCACGAACTTCTGCTGATTATGGTTGTACGAGAACTTCTCGAACTTCTCGGAGTACAAACGGAGGTGAACGAGAACGGTGCGGGTATTGTCCATCGCCACCATCCTGATTCCCTCCTTATCAAAAATGAGGGACATCTCCACAAGGATACATTTCAAAGCTTCCGTCAGTGTGCGAACAGCGCCTGTCTGGACAGTCTTCGCTTCGACGATAAACTCTGGCATTTGTAATTTCTATAGTCGTGCGTTTAAAATGGTTTTGGCCCATCCAGGATTCGAACCTAGGTTTCGGGATTCAGAGTCCCGCGTACTCACCAACTATACGAATAGGCCGATATTAGTACCGATTTTCTCTTAAAATAGCTTTAGTTACCGGTCGTGGTATACCCATTCCTGGAATTCCAACCGGACGGGGGTTGAGTCACGTTCCACGCAGCCGGAGTTTCAGGCATACCCACCGATCCTTTCATTCCAGACACAGGGGCAGCCGTACACGTCAGGCTGTATGATGGAGCAGATGCCGTGGACGGCGTTGCAGCAGGAGCTGGGACAGATGAACTCATAGACGCACCCGCTGCAGGAGGAGCAGCAGGGGGGGTCGCGGGAGGAGGAGTGACCGCCGTCTTGGCGGCTGCAGATGGAGGCGCAGACTGGTTACAGAATCCTACGTTGATTCCATTCGATGTTCCCAGACATTCGCCTACACTGTTATTTGCCATCCCCCAATTCTTCGCTCCGTTTGCAGCAAAGTTCCCACCCATAGCCGAGCATTCTCCTGACGTGTACAGACGTATATTTTGTCCACCGCTCTGTGTAACACTACTGATTCCAGGTGCTCCAGTGGGGCACTTTGGACTGTCAAGACCTTCACGAGTACCGACTAGAAAGTACAAAGCCGCCAGAACTAATACTACAAAGCATCCAATATGCCAAGACTTGACCTTCATTATTTATTCCCCATCTTTCTTTTCTTCCGACCCAGTCTGGGAAGCCTGTAGAGCTCCACCACGCATACTACGCTTGACGCTCACAATGCGCCCGTACTTGTTCTGCTTGAGATCTTTGCGCGTAAGACCGCCCTTGGTCTTTTCAGCGGTACCGTTCCATACTTTACGACGCGATCCGATCTTTGACGAACGCTGGGTCTTACGACGTCCTCCGGCAACTACACTCGCATCCATTTATTATTACTTGAAGTACTTATTTTTCCACAGCATCATCCCGTTAAATTTTGCATCGAATCCTTCAGACCAACTGAAATGAAAGAATTTGTGTCTGCACGATACATTCGACCATGGAAATCTAGGGATTTTTGACATCATTGTATCGTCTATTTTCAAGTTCATGATACAGTTCTTCTCGTTTAAGACATTCGTATCGACCAAGTTACGCGTATTGAAGTACACGTTCATAAACGATTGTTCGTAGTAATAATCTCCTGTATGGTTTGATATCATATCAAGAACATTTGAAAAATGATCATTCATTAGTTTGGTGTTTTGAAACACAAACAGTCCGGTATTAAATACGTATATCTTGTTTCTGTAAAAGAACTCATAGTCTTTATTCGTGTACTTCAATAGTGAAAAATGATGATTTGCATGATACCCTGTCTCTTTATTTTCCGCAAACGCATACAACTTCGTGTCATCTACGATTTGACTGAAGATTGGTTCAAGTTGCAGATCTACTAAAATATCTGAATCAATGTACATGATTTTTGAATACTTTGAAATATCGTACTGAAATATGAGAACTTTTTTCATTGCTGCATCCATTGCGCTAATTGAATCCTTACAAGGTGAAATTTCGATATCCTTGAAGTGACTTAATTTGTTCTTACACTGGTTTATCATCGCTTCATCACAAATAACCAGTATATCTATATCGTTGTGAACACGTAAGGATTGTATTGATATGTACAGCAAATCCAGATATTTTGGGTTGAATCCAACCGTGTAGTACACTAGATTATTTCGGCGTTCTTCCATTATTAAATGAGGTCAATAAGTTTACATAAAGGCACCCCATTTTCGGTACAATGACTTGTTGGTCTTATACGCTGACCAAAAGTTCGAACAGTATTTTATATATTCCTGCGTATCGGAAGGATAATACGATAAAAACAGTTTTGAGAAATTGTATGTCTTATCGATCATGTCAGAATATTTTTGCTCTAGGTACGAAGGTGTGATTTCAGAGTAGTCGTACGTGTACAAAATTGGGCATCCTTCGTAAATTTTTTCAATGTGTGGATTGTGTTCGACGATCGGAATACATCCAGCCATCAAAGCTTCATAATGCCGATGACAATCCATTCCATTTCCTTCAGGCGAAATCACAAATTTGTATGAGGGTAGTGTTACAAAGTATTGACTTGGATCAATTTGGATGTTTTCAATTCCTTGAGTCTTAAGAAGTGTTATCACCTTTTCCCTGGTTGTTTTCCGTTGGGTATTCTTTGATTTCATATCGGAATCGTGTGTGATTGCACACAATACAAGTTTATCGTGAGACCCAATATGAGTTTCCTTGTTTCGGTTATTGTGACACAGGTAGTGATAACTCATTCCAATGGGAAAGTTTTGTAACTCATCCGTTCCATCAGTTGTTGATGCTTGGTAAATACAGTTGCGTTTGTCTTTACGTGTACGTTGCCAATCACGTAATGTGAGCATTATTTTTATACCACAATTGAAGTTCAGTATTGAAACTCAATTGTGTTTTTTATTAGAACTGGATTACGATGACCAACAAAACACCAATAGTGTGAACGTTTAGTTGCTGTACGCGAGGCCACCCATGCCGGACATGACGCGGAGGACGTTGTAGTTGAGCGCGTAGACGCGGACCTGGGCAGTGCGCGCGCCAGTGACCGTGTTGAGCGAGACCGTGAGCTGCAGGGTCGCCTTGTCGATGCGCGAGAAGTTGCAGGTGCCGCTGGGCTGGTGCTCCTCGGGGCGCAGGGCGAACGAGTACACGTTGATGCCCGTGGACGGGGAGCGGCTGTGGTGCTGGTAAGGCTGGACCTTGTCGAAGTAGGCACCCTCACGCTCCGTGAAGCGGTCCTGGCCGTTGAGCTGCAGCTTGGCAACCTCCACGGGGTTCTTGCCCTCGCAGCGCACACCGGACGCGAGGATGACCTTGGCGAGCAGGTAGTTGACACCAGACTCGAACTCCTGGACACCGCTGACGTCAATCGAGTCAGCGCCCATGAGCGAGGACGGCTCCGTCGAGCCCTGGCCCAGACCGACCTGGATGCCAGTGCCAACCGACGTGAGCGTGTTGGTGGCAACCGTGCCGCCCGACGCCTGGGCGAGCAGCGACGTGATGAGGCCATCCGTGGAGAAGTCGTCGGAGTAGTTGAAGGGCTGCGCACCGCCAACCGACGCGAGCCACGTGGCCGTCGAGCAGTCAACGAACGAGTCGCGCTGGACGACCCACTGGAGCTCCTTGACGGGGTGGTTAAAGTTCAGCTGGACCTTGTTGGACGAGGACGTGATCGACTCGGCACCCGTGTACTGCACCTGCTCAATGAGGTACTCGTGGGACTGCTGGGCAAATCGGCGGCGCTCCTCCGTGTCGAGGTAGACGTAGTCGACGTAGATCGAGGCGGCGGCCAGGGACTGGGCAACACCCGGGCCAGTCGTGTTGGGTACACCTACGGCGGACTCGGCGTAGATGCAGTTCTGCCACGTCTCGAAGTCGACGTTGATGCGCACCTCGTGGTACTGGAGCGCAATGAGGGGGATCGCCACACCAGGGTTGCGGCAGAACCAGAACTGGAGGGGGATGTACAGCGTCTTGGCGGGGGTGCCGGCGCGGGGGACGCACGAGATGGTCGTCTCGGACGCCGAGCACGTGGCATCCTGGGCGAGGCCCGTGCCGCGCTTCATCAGCACGAGGTCGTGCGTGTTGCCGAGCATGGAGTCCAGCACGGCGATGTTACCGGCATCCGTCGACAGCTGGGTCCAGATCTGCATCCAGTCACCATACTGGCGGTCAATGCGCTGGCCGCCGATCTCGAGCTCGACCTGGTTGATCAGGCGGTGGCCGATGTAGTTCAGCCAGCGGAAGCCCTGCGCGCCCGTGCAGTCAACCTGGGGGAGTACTACCTGGATGTACGTCTTGTACATCAGGTCGGCGTTGCGGTTGATGACAGCCGTCACGCGCTTGTTGAAGTCGGCCTGGCCGTTGAAGGTAACCTCAATCGACTCAACGGCGAAGTTCGTGTGGCGCTTGTATAGAATCTTCCAGAAGGTAATCTGGGGGTTGCCCGAGATGTAAATATCCTGCGCGCCGTAGCTGACGAGCTGCATCAGACCACCACCCATATTGTTGTTATACCTTACACCAAGAAAAAATATTTAGGTGGATAAATGAACGTCCTACTCTGGCCGACCGCGAACCCCATCCTCAACACGTTCTTGCGGTCAATTGTACTCATTGTAGGAATGTTCTTTGGATTGAAGACTACTCTGTACTCTGCATACTGGGGTGCAATTGTACATGATGCTGTTTCTCTGTTGCTCATTCGGGACTTGGTTTGAAGTGCCGAATGTGCCCCCTATGAGAATCGAACTCATGACCTTTCGCTTACAAGGCGAACGCAATACCACTATGCTAAAAGGGCTTATGTTTAAGAGAGTTAGTTGCCTGTAGATCCAAATCCACCACCTCCACGATTGTCGGGAGGAGCAGGAAGATGCGCAAGCGAATCAACAACAATGACCTGATCGTACGGCAGCCAATTATGCTGAACGATCTGGAACAGTCGGCGTCCCTGTGGAACCGTATATGATTGAATGGATGAATCAAAACAGTCTACGCGCGCAATCAGCTCGCCACGGTACCCGGCATCCGCCAGTCCAATCTGGTTGGACATACGCAGAGGAGTGAGTGATGTAGATGATCGAGCCAAAAGAAGGTACGGTGCTGGCTTACCCTGCCTATCGAGTGCAGCAGCAATAACGCCCGTCTTCATTTCTACACCGAGATAGGCAGGAAGATTGGGAACTCGTGAATTGATAAAATCCAGATGCGTGTTTTGGCAAACTAGATCGACTCCTGAATCAGTTACGCGGCGATTACGTACATGCTCGCGAACAAGTTCACGATGATTTGGATCAATGACGTAAAGATACAGGCTCATTTACAAGTACTACATGTCTCCTATGAAAGCCTTTATAGGTAAGAATGATACGACTGCTGCCTGCATTGCAAATATTTGCGCAGCAAAGTTAAATAAGAATTCCTGTAATGTCATACGTCCAATCATATAGTACGCCAAAGCACCCAGTGGGTTAAATGTT